CATATGCACCCAATCTTCCAGAACAAAAATGTGTGTGTGCACCCAACCCTTCCGTACCATGGCGACAGACACTTTTACCTACTACCAATTTTCTTACACCTACTGGTCCGATTACTACTCACGGTAACAATGGAACGGTGACTTGTGCAAGATATTGTCAAGGCAATCTTGGAGTTTCATATAATAATGAGCTTCCCGACGGAACAGGACAATGGCAATCAAGTCAAAATTGGAAGGGAGCAATATGTTCTGGTACTAATTGTAATGTTCCACCTTTATCCTATGGAGATACCCTAAAAAGTAGAGATTGTGAATGTCTACCTTCACCTCTTGCACCATGGTTATAAATTATTGGTTCCAATTATTCTAACCAATAATTTATTCTATTTTGATATATATAGTGATGAAAGTTTCAACTTTTTGGGGAATATGTACCATCATCCTCTTATTATTAATCATCGGATATTATTATAGGTTTAGTATAATACATAATACAAATTATGAACCGTTTGATGTGAATATTATGAATAGAAATGATGGTCAGAGGGTGTTCACACCTTCAACAACTAAATCCGTAGATGACCATAGGTCATCGGGGGATTTTGGTACATATATTGAATCTAAAGCGGTCATTGATGTTAGTTCCAATTATATCAATCAAAATGTGAAAAGTGTGGATAATCAGGGTCATTTTTCAAATACAGATGACAACTTAGTAGTACATTCTAATGGTGTTCATACGTGTATTTCTCCGGCCACGTACGATTCTTCTGCGAAATCGTGTGTTTGTCCACCAGGATTTGCTTATTCTACGGTATTAGGGTGTTTGTCTGAATGTGATTTTTGGCAAACCTTTGTTTCGGACGGAAAAGGAGGTGGTTCATGTAAGGATGTTTGTCCAGACCCCAATCAATATTTGAATTCTGAAATTCCTAACAATAACAATCCGTGGGCGGAAAGTCTACAACAATTTACTTCAAATATGACTTTGTCACCGGAGAAGTTTGGTTATAATGGTTCATGTTCTTATTGTCCTTACGGATATCAAACAGACAATCAAAACAATTGCATTCCTTTGCCGGATTGTCCGGTAGGTACGAAATATTCAGATAATACTGGTAATTGTATCCCATACTCTGTTCCAGTTATGCCTGCTGCGAATACGTGTAATTATTGGCAATTAGACAATACGATTGCGAGTAATGACAATGCCAATTGTACAAAACTTCATTGTCCATCAACTTATCCTGATGGAAAGTTGAATCAGTATTACGATTTGCAACATGGATGTGTAAATTGTCCGCCAGGATATAGTACAAATAGTGAAAATAAATGTGAAGTTAATTCCGAATGTCCGGATGGTTTTAAAATGGATCTTACGTCAGATACTGGATGTGTTTCTATTTGTACACAATCATGGGAACAATGGGATACGGCTGCCAAAGCGTGTGTGAATAAATGTACCGGAAAAGATATTCACGGTTACTTAAATCAACAAACTGTATTTACTACGGTTTTAAATACTGGTGGAACTGGAACTGGAACTGGAACTGATACTGGTACTGGTACAGGTGATGGTGGAAATACCGGATTTAATAGTGATTCATGTTCAACTAGTCCAAGTGATTCCAAAAATTCCGGTGGTATTGGTAGTACGGCTGGTGGTGTTGTAGTAAATCCAGGAGGTATCAATGATATCAATACATACAAGTGTACAAATTGTCCGAATTCTTATATTTCTGATGGAGCAAATGGATGTATGTTAGGTCCTACACCATCTGCTCCGACATGTGAACCTGGTTATGAAATGATCAACGACAAGTGTAGTTTACCTTGTACGGATTGGCGTAAATACGATTTAAATACGGATAGTTGTTTACTACGTTGTCCTAACCTTACCAATCATTGGGAAACAAATGCCAATGGAACGGGTCAATGTATTGCTTGTGCGTTGGGTTTTAAAGTAGATGCTAACAATAATTGTACAGTTAAAATACCGATTGCACCTGTTTTGAATACACCGGTGCCATCGTGTGCTCCCGGTTCTTATTCCTACATTGACCCAAATACAGACGAAACCAAATGTAAATCGGTTTGTCCGGCATATACAGTTCCAAATCCATTGGATCCTACCGTTTGTGATTTTAAATGTACTGAAAATCAATATTACGCTAGCGGTGGATGTGTTTCGTGTGGAAATGGTTATTTAGTTGATCCAGATGACAATACATGTGCAAAATGTGATACAAATGTTGAATTTTTGAAACAATATTCACTAGGAACAAAGACCTATACCGAAGTTGCTGACACGAATAGTCCACTCGGATATACATGTAATCCTACCTGTGATGTTGGTTATATGATTGATAATTATGGTGACGATACGAATAAGACTTCTAAGAATACATGTTTTCTATGTGATACAAAATCATATACATCACTTTTCATTCAAAATTATGCCAAATTGAATAATACGGGTCCATGTATTGCAAATTGCATGAGTCCCAATGCATTGAATTCCGCAGACAATACATGTTCTCTATGTATTGTTAATTATTCAAATAAATCAGACAATCCTACGAATCCAAACAGTGTCGGTGTTTCAGAAGGAAGGTGTGTACCGAACAATTGTTCAACCGGATTCATAGTTGGTTCTGATTACAAATGTAGTGCATGTGCATCAGGTTATACTAACAATACAGCGGGTTGTAGTACCTTGTCTGCGGGTGTTGCCTCCTCATCCACACCCGTTCCAGGAAAATGTTTTCCAGCAAGTTGTCCAGCAGGTACGGCTCTAAGCTCTGATTATACTTGTAGTTCATGCCCGAAAGGGCAAGTTGGTAGTGCATCTGCTGGCACTTGTACAGTTCCTTCCTCTAATATAACCATAAATAGTATTACGAATGTGGTTCCTGCGAATGCAGTTCCTACCATAGATGATAGTACATTAGTTGCTTCTGAACCATCATTTACATGCACCATTGCTTTGTCTATTACATCAACGGATGGAGTATTTGTTGATATATGTGATAGTAACAACAAATCATTGGGCGCAATTACACCATTGTCTTCTTCGGCAACGACCGTCACATTGTCTTCGGTCGTGGTTACTGCTGCTGGAATACCATTGAATATAAATTATTATTCCTCAAAAGACAAATCTAATTTGTTATTCTCCGAAAAATATACTCTTGGTTATACGACTTCCACATCTCCTTCTCTTTATCAAAACAAATCTACGACCGAACAACCGAATTCAGACGCACCAGATTATATAGAATCTACCAATGATCTTGAACCATTCAATCTAACACTTACTCCCCCCTTGGATTTTGCAATTGGATATATAATTGTCGGTGGTGGACACGGTGGTTCATCTAGTGATGGTGGTGGTGGTGGTGGATGTTGGCAAGATGCAAACAAAGGAGTTTGTCCAGTTGGAACGATTGTATCAGTGAATAATTCAAGCAAATGTTGCAAAATGAGTGATTTTGATGCAATTAAACAAACATGTTGTGGAGCTAGATTGTAACATTTGCGTGAATTATTCACTGATACAACAGTTCTTGATGGTTATTACACCTTTTTACATTTCAAACGCCTAAGAACGGCTTTGCAATACAGAGGGTCTCTGACCGATTATTATTATTTATGTAATGCACAGTTTGAGTAATATACAAATAACAATTGTTAATGTTATTGAAGTAACCATTAATATATTTTTGACAAGTTGGTTTGTTTGTATAGACAAGGCACTCATTAAAGATATAATAGTAGAGATTTGCACCTTTTGGAGTTCTAAATTATTTTCTATATCCATACTACGTAATATAATTGATTAAATTTTTATATAGTTTCATTTATAAATAAATCGGTCAGAGACCCTCTGCAATGCGAAGCAGAGCAATGGATTACCACATCCATAAATAGAGATGATAATACATCTTATTATACTATATTATGCCTGGTGCAGTAAAGAGTGGTATTTTTCCGACGAATGCTAGTTCATCTGTTACAGTTAAATTAGGTCATGGTGGTAGTTGGGAAAATGCAGGTACAGCTACCACCATTAATGTTGGTGATAAAACTGCAAATAGTGACGGTGGGACACAAAATTCTTTATCAGGTATGTCTACATTACTACCACTTGCTGGAACAGATGGTGCAAACAAACGTCAAGGACGTCGTGGTGGTGCCGCTATTACAGTTTTTACGATGAAATTAACAAAATCAAGTTGAAATATAATTGTTTTGATCATATTCCTCTGGACTCCACGCTATTGCGAAGCAGCAGAGTCGTCCTTCTGAATATGCGTGGTTATCCTCCGTTACACTACAGATACCACATTCAATATTCCTCTGGACTCCACGCTATTGCGAAGCAGCAGAGTCGTCCTTCTGACACAGGTATTTCTCATAAAAATATATGAAAGTGATGAAAATGAAAAATTTAGGAAAATATATCATGACGGTTTTTATCATTGCTAGTATGTTTGTATTAGTTACACAACAAATCAATGTAATTCAGTGGGATAAAATGGTTACCAAAGAAACCATGATTGGAAGTGACCCCAATCCATTTATAATGACCAATGTAAGTGTGGATAGTGATGGAAATACCATAGTGAAAACCTTGGATTCCAATGGATTTGTTGATTTAGCAGAGAATACACATTCAAAACATCAAAAATCATATTCAACTAATGATACCGCTACAAAAACAACCACTTCCAGTTAAAAGGTTCCAATAAAACCCACTGATATATATAATGGAATATCCTTCATTTATAGAACCAAGTGTGAAACAATATGGTAATAATATGGTAATGACGAATGTTCAAAAACCCAAAAAACGTAAATTATTGAATATTGATACAAGATTTACCGATGAATATACTCACCACAAAAACAAATTCAATACCATAGAAAATTATTTAATAACGTTACCAGAACGTATTACGGAAGTCAAAACTATTCGGGTAAGGTCTATGGAAATTCCTATGAGTTTTTATAATTTTTCATCTTCACTTGGTAATAATTTTTTCAAACGTATCAATCTTACCAATTATCAGTACACCATGTGTATTATACCTGATGGAAATTATACAAATAGTACGGATCTAGTCAGTGCAATCAATACACAAATATCAGGTTTAGGAACTATTTCATCTTCCAACCATACTATCAGTTTACAAGGTGCTTCTGGGTATGCTACCGATTTGGATTTTTACGTAGATGCATGTGGAAACATGGACAAATACAATTTCCGTTCCAAGATGGGTTGGGCTATGGGTTTTCGTGATCCATCCTATTGTGTATTAAGTGGTAATCAAATCACTGCCGAATCCAATGTCAATCTGAATACCGTCCGATATTTGTATTTAGTTGTTGATGAATTTACCAATAATTTCCCCAATTCGTTTTTAGCACCCATGAATCAATATTTAATGAATAAGAAAATATTGGCTCGCATTTGTGTAGATTCCACACACTTTCCGTATGGTTCTGTATTACATGGTAATGAAGAAAATGGATATATTGTGAGTGATCGTCGTGAATACCAAGGTAAAATTGATATCCAAAAATTGAACATTCAGTTAGTAACGGAATGGGGTAGTCCAATCAATCTGAACGGACTGGATTTTAGTTTTATTTTGGACATTGAACACGAATAAATATATTGGAACCTACGTAAAGGAACCTACGGTTCCTTTAAAACCTCCCTTTCGTAGAAGATTTCGTTAAATCCCTTATAAATAAGAATATCAAATTGGTTGTATAAGATCCTATACAACTAATTAATCTAATTTCCTTCAAGAAAACCTTTTACTTGAGGGAGGTTTTACCGGAACCTTGGGTTCCGATACCAATAAATTTGTAGAGAATTTGATAATTATGCAACAAAGTCTCGGCATTTTTGTCAACATTCAATACATATTGACCTTTTCCGGGTAAACATTGATTTTTATCATAATATTGAACCATATCATTGTACACATTTCCACGTGTATCTAACCAATAAGGATTAGACGGTGTGTCATCAATTAATAACAATGAGTTCGTTTTCATTGCGGGTAATATTGCATTGTATTCATTTAATCCGTGATTTGCCGATGGATGAGGGTCATAAAAATTTAAATCATAACTATCCAAATATACCACATCAGCTTGAACATCTGGATGGTCTTTTACCCAATTTTGTAAAAAAAGAACACTATCATCGTGAACCAAGGTAGTAGCTGGACACATATTTCCTTTATGATTATCTACTAAATTTTTGTTTATATCCACGGACCAAAATTTTCCACCGTATTTTTTCACATATTCGTTAAAAAGATAGGTGGATTGTGTTCCAGCACTGGCGATTCCGGTTTCTAAAATAATTAAATCTTTTCGTCCATTCATATTTTTAAATAATTCTTTGAATGTTAAATAATTTAAATGTAAAGGTTTGCCAACATTAGAAAACATGTCATATGTATTTTCATCTTCATTCCAAAACAGATTACCCGACATACTGGAAAAATGAGATTCTAATAAATCCATGATATTCTCTTGAATAAATAACATAGCAATTGTTTAAGTTTTTTTCTACTAAAAAAATTGATTTTTCATTGTATTTCTTATCATTTTATGTATATTATCCTATACATAACATGTCTGATTTCAACCAAGAAACTGAATATTTTGGTCAGAGGGCGTTCACGCCTTCGCACAGGGACCTTCGGTCCCCTAATACAACTAAATCCATAGATGACCGTAGGTCATCGGAGGATTTTGGTTCCGAACTTTCACCCGGTCAAAAATATGCTATACAAAAATTCAAACAGGGTGAAAACATATTTCTGAGTGGACCAGGGGGATCAGGTAAAAGTTATGTTGCAAAATATTTTGTACATATTTTGCACGAAAAAGGGTCTATTCATCAAGTGACTTCTACCACGGGTTGTTCTACCATTTTGTTGTCCAATCAAATTCGTGTTAGAGGACGTCCAATCATTGCAAAAACCATACATTCATGGTCAGGTATTCGTCTAGGTAAAGGTTCTATGGGAGAATTATTACAAATGGTACTTAAAAATCGTAAAGCGGTCAAAGAATGGCGAATGATAAAAACCTTGATATTGGATGAATGTAGTATGTTGTCTAAAAAATTGTTTACAGTGTTGGAATTTATTGCACGTAAAGTACGTAACAATCCGAGTCCTTTTGGTGGTATTCAAGTCGTATTTCTTGGAGATTTCTTTCAATTACCTCCCGTAGGAGACCCAATGGATCCCGATACCATGGATTTTTGTTTTGAATCTCCTACGTGGTCTAGTGTATTTCCTATACAGAATCACATAGAATTAACCAAAATTTATCGTCAAAATGATACGAGTTATCAACAAATATTGAATGAAGTTCGTCGTGGTGAATTGAGTGAACAAAGTAATGCCGCATTGATGTCACGTGTGGGAATTCCGTATGACCCCGAACAACATGGAGGGGTATTGTTACCTATGAAATTGTTCCCTACACGAAATCAGGTGCAACGTGTCAATGAATATCAATATGGTCTCGTGGAAGAAACTGAACATGTATATTCCTCTCATATTCAAACGAATGTGAGATGTTATGTTGATAATCGTGAAATATTTGAAGCAGAGGTGATGTTGAAATGTATGTCTATGACATCTGCCGATGTTGAATACGAAAGTCAGAATTTATTGAAACAACTACCTGTAGAAGGTAATGTATGTTTGAAAGTCGGCGTTCCAGTAATGTGTTTGGTTAATTTGGATATTGAAGCCGGTATTGCGAATGGTTCAGTCGGTGTAGTGGTTGATTTTGTAAGTGCGGTGGATGCGATTGATGTGATTCCTATTGTGAGATTTTCCAATGGACAATGTCGTCCTATACAAAATTTTGTATGGCAACATAATGAATTTCCATCTATTTGTATTTCACATATGCCCTTGTGTTTGTCGTATGCTACGAGTATTCATAAAATGCAGGGGGCGAATTTAGATGCGAGTGAAATGAATCTTGGTGCTTCCATATTTTCTGAACACCAAACGTATGTGGCTTTATCGCGTGTAAAAACACTGAATGGAGTATATTTATCTGCATTTCAGTCACAACGCATTCGTGTTAATCCCAAAGTGGTACAATTTTATTCAAATTTTCAAACGGTACCTGAATCATTTGTACCCTGTGAACCGGTAGCCGAACATGTTCAAACTTCTACTGATGCATCGGATGTATGTGATGAACCCCTAGAACAAGAAGAATGTCCGATTTGTTTGTGTTCTTATGAAAAAAAACATCAAACCGCCTGTGGACACCATTTCTGTTACGACTGCATGCATCGTTTGTTGAATTCTACTCTATTAAAAATCGCACCTTGTCCTATTTGTCGTCGTCCGGTTACGTTTCAAACTTTTCATTCTTTGGAACCTTTGAAAAAAAAACACCAAAGTAAAGGAACCGTAGGTTCCTTTAAAACCTCCCTTTTAAAAAAAAATAAAAATTGATGGATGGATGGATGGATTGATAGATTGTAAAATCCCAATATAGTATATATTACATGGTAGCATCTGCATTTTTACCCGTTGCCTTTCATCAAGGTAAACTGTATTTTTTATTTGGAAAAGAAATAGACGAAGATAGTAGTCCTGGATTTAGTGATTTTGGAGGAAGTGTGGAAAACAATGAAGATATTTATGAGGCGGGATTGAGAGAAATGGCAGAAGAAACCACGGGTTTTTTTGGAAATGCAGAAGATGTACGTAAAATGGTAGATAGTCGTGGTGGGGTGTATCCACTAGTACACGAAAAATATCATATACATGTTTTTCATACAGATTATGACCCCAAATTGATTGAATATTACAATCACAATCATAAATACATCTATGACCATATGGACAATGAATATTTAAAAAAAACGAAAATTTTTGAAAAAATTGAAATACAATGGATGACAATTTCAGATATGAAAAAACGACGTGCGGAATTTCGTCATTTTTATCGTATAATTGTTGATAAAATCATACGTGAATCTGGAAAAATATTACAATTTATACAAAAAACACACAAAGTACCGGTTGCAAAAAAGAACGTAAAAAACAAAACCCGACGTATAAAGTTTCTTTAAGTAATAATATGAAATTGGTCAGATGGCGTAAACGCCTCAACAACTAACTCTGAAGGTGACCTACGGTCACCGGAAGAGTTTGGTTGTATAAGATCCTATACAACCAATTTACTAATAACCATTTAAGATAAACCTTCAATGAAAGGGAGGTTCCTTTAATATCCAATATTTATGTATAGTATATAATGTATTCACAAAAATGGAGATCTTATGGAGGTACAAACCATTTGGAAGAGAATAACAATGTTACTCTACAAAGTTTGGTTGTTCATAATTTCACATTAACCAATGATTATTTGGGACTTTTTAGTATTCAAGGAAAATTGACGGTATCCGATATTACAAATTTAAATGCAAATCTATTTGTTGGTGGTGACCAATCCAATACTGGTAATTTACTTGTACAAGGAATTTCTACTTTTAATCAAAATGTATTGATGAATCATAATTTAAATGTGAATGGTTCCATTATTATTAACGGAACGGTGACAGTCAAAGAAAATTTTATTTTAACAAACGATATTGTGGTTGGTGGTAACATTTATGCCGAAAAAAATACATTGTTTTTAGGGTACAATAATTCTACCAGTTCTACCAATACGAATTCTTCTTATTCCGGAAAATTAATTTGTAATAATTCTCATCATGGAGGATTTATGGGAATTAATTTTCCGGAAACATTACCCCTTTTACCAGCCGCTACGTTTGATATATATAGTGATAGTTTGAATAATCCGAG